ATTACTTTTGCTATATCAAAATCGTATTCATCTGGATTAAATCTTATCCAATTAGAATCATCTATAAGCAATTTTTCATTAACATAATCCATTCTTTCTCTTTCTTTCCATGGTTTTCTATCTGCATGTCCATTTTCATCACACTCAATTACTATTTTATATTCAGAAAAGTATAAATCTAGGTAGTATGTTCCTATCTTAAATTGATCTTCAAATTTTTCTGTCTTGAATACATTTGTTATAGTTGATAATGTTTGTTGTTCCTTAGTTAAACACTTACGATTTGTTGTATCTATGTTAAACTTTTTTAGAATATATAAAACATCGGGAGATATACGCTTGCGAGTTTTAAGAAGAATTTCAATAGCACCATCTCTGGTAATTAGAATGGTTCTAGGGTCTAGTTTAGGTTTTTTTATACCAGGAAAATCTTTAAATTCAATTTTGTTACTTTTTGACACATTACTTGTTAAAATATGTGTTATATTTTTATAACCTAATAAAGAAACTATTTCATATCCTACAAAATATTCTTCTAAAAATTCATGTCTTACATTATATTCATATATCGTTAATTCATTTGTTTTTTTTATATCTTCTTTGTCGTTTTCATCATCTGTTTCTTCAATATTTATATCTATTTCTATTTCTATTTCTTTTAAAATATTTTTTACTTCTTCTGATAAACTTTTTTTATTTTTATTTATAAGTTCATTTACGCCATTTTTATTTATTAAAATTTTTTTACTATTTATTTTAGGTTCTTTTATACCTAAATAATTTTTAAAAGATATTTTATTTTCTTCTGAAATATTTAATTGTATAGCTTGTGGAGCATTTTTATATCCCAATAATATAGCTATTTCTGTTCCTATAAAATACTCAATTTCTTGATTATTTTCTTCAAAATAAGAGTATTTTGTTAATTTAATTTTATTGTTATTTTCCATTTTTATATTAAAATCTATTTCTTTAAATCTAATTTCATTTTTTTTCTTTTCCGTAATTAGAGGAGATGATATTAGATTATATATTTAATCATAAACTCGCCCATCTAAACATATCTTCATCTTTAAGCCTAGAATTAACGCATAAAAAATCTAAATAACTTTATTTTTTTTAATCGATAGTAAAAATCTCCCCCCTTAATTTCATGCTCAACTAAGCATAAAATTATATGAATGGTACGAAGTTCCAACCGAGCTGTATAAAAATGTTGCTCATAATTTCGTCGTGAAAAGTTTTTCTATCTAAAGTTTTCAAAATTGTAAAATCTTCTTTGTTGCAAGGGTGGCGTGCACGCAAAAGAAGCTGGTACAGCACGAACTGGGTATTAATGAAATTTTTCCTATCTATATGTTTATAGTGTTTGTCATAATATTCAGTAAGAGTATCAAAGTCTTCTAGTAACTTATCTTCTAGATGACTTATATCATCTGGCTTTTTACCTGTTATATTATAATGAATAAGATTAATGTTCTCATAGTGCTTGCTATAGTTTAGCTCTTTTAAGAAGATATTTATGTGATCTTTTAAAATATTTTGAAATCTTATATGCTTTGGTGTATCTTTATCTCCAACTAATAAATGATGTAACTCAAATTGCTCTTCTAAATCATCGTAAACTTTTTGAGGTATAGTACTATTCTGCTTACCTTGATATTGGTTGATACAATCTCTGAAATGTATTCTTCTGTCGTATATATATTTAGATGAAATATTTACGCGATCAATATCCTTATAAGAAGAAATATTTTTCATTATTACTTGCTGTGCGGAACAATTAACGCATACATGAATATTATTATCCACTATATCAAATTCTTTGGACTTACAACTATTACAAATGATTTTATCCTTGTATTTCTTGTTTATTGTGATATTTACGTATTTACTAGCTATTTTTATGTATTTTTCTACTAATTCTTCTTTTTCAGCGTTATTTTTGCTAATTTTACCCATAAAATTAATTTTAATCGGAGAATTTAAAATTTCTTTGTACTTTTCGATTATTTCTGCTGTTTCTATAACATAAAAATTAAATGATATATTGTTTTCAATATCATTTATATGGTCTACCAAATTTTTCTTTGAATTTAACAACGACTGAACAACTCTTGATTTTAAATTTTTTAATTTTAGACTTTGTTCAAGCGTATTTAGTTGTTCTTTATATTCTGGTAATTTATTTTTTTCATCGATAAAATTATCATAAATTTGTGTATCAATAGTTAGTATATTCAATTCAATTGACATAATCTTATGAAATATTTTCAAGTGTTTAAAATTAAATTAAAAATAAAAATAAAAAAAATTGCTTTAATATAAAAAATGTCTAATTGTGATGAATGTAAAAATTTTTTGGATACAAATGTAATAAACGATAGATCAACTTATTTAAAATGGCTTGCAAAAAATCATCCTGATAAATTCAGAAAATTTGGTGAGACCGATCCTAGATATATTAATGCTAGTGCAGATACTAAAAAAGCAACTAGTTGCTTTCCTATGTGGTACGGAGAAGGAGCAGAAAAAGTTTGCCCTCGACCAAGTAGACCTACACCTCCTCCAAGGGCATCAACTCCTCCCCGTCCAAGTGGGCCCACACCTCCTCCAAGGGCATCAACTCCTCCTCGTCCAAGTGGACCTACACCTCCTCCAAGGGCAACAGGACCTTTTAGACCAATGGGGTCTAGATCAACAGCGCCTAGACCAACACCTCTAAGAACATCATTTTTTTCGCCAAGACCTACATTTACTAAAAATTCTTGTAAGATAGGTTATGTAAGAAATAGATCTACTAAAAGATGTAGAAAATCTTGTGCTGTAGGACAACGTAGAAGTAGAACTACTGGTAGATGTTTAAAGGGTAGAAAATCAAAGAAGAGGTCTAAGAAGAGGTCTAAGAAGAGATCAAAGAAGACATCTAAGAAGAGATCAAAGAAGAGATCTAAGAAGAGATCTAAGAAGAGGTCTACGAAGAGATCTAGAAAATCTAGATTTGTTAAAAACTCGCCTTTAGGATCATGTCGTGGAAGAAGAAAAAGCGTTTGTAAAACTGATCCTAACTGCACTTATAGAAGAGGTACAGGTTGTGTAAAAAGAAGAGGTGCTAAAAAGTCACCATTTTTTGGACCTATGATGCCTGATAGCGGTTATTAAAGTATTTTACTTTTATAAAAATTGATAATAATTTTTATAAAACTTAATATATATTGAATGCACTTTAAAAATAATTTATTTTATTATTTGTCCGATTTACATATTGAAAAAGGGTTCCGACGAGTGATTAATATAAATAAAAATTTAAGAGAAAGACCTTATTTAATTCTATCTGGTGATATAGGTTATGTAAATGAAAAAAATTATCAAGATTTTTTATATGACATTTCAAGTAGATTTGAAAAAGTATTTATAGTAGCCGGTAATCATGAGTACGACAATAATAAAAAATCTATAGAAGAAATAAATGTAGATATAGAAGATATTTGTAATGCTAAAAATAATTTATTTTTTTTACAACAAAAAACCTTTAAAATTTGTGACAATAGAAATATTATACTAGCTGGTTGTACGCTATGGAGTAAATTACCAAAATCAAGGTGTAAATATCATTTTCAAGATAAAAAATGGCTATATAATACGTTAGAAAATGATACAATAAATAATTATGTAATTGCAACACACCATTCTCCTATATTCCATCGATTAAAAATAAATAAAAATGCTCATTATTTTTCAAGTAATCAAACTGGTTTATTAAAAAAAAATAATTTGATAATGTGGATCCATGGACATAATCATATAAACAAAGATAGAATCCTGTACGATACTTTAATAACAACTAACCAGTACGGAAGTTATAGAGACCCGCAAAAAGGATTTAACGAATATAAGTAATAAATACAGCTATATTTTTTTTAAAATTGATTTTAAAAAAATATTTTAATATATCAAAATATTAAATGTCAGAAGAAGGTAATGAAGAAGATGAAAATGAATATTTCAATTATAATTTTAATAGTATTAGAGAGTATTTTTACGAAGAAATATTAAATTATACTATAAATACCTATAGAGAAGAAGTAGAGAGAAATGAGCAAAATTTATTGTTAGCTGATAGTGTAAATGAACTTATAAATAATATTCGTAATAATATGTTTGAAAACGACCTTGAAAGAGCATTAAGAGAAAGTTTTAATGAATCAGAAGATTGTTTAAAAAGAACCGATGATGATATAATAGAATTTAATTCTGTTAAATATGAAAATCTAGAAAAAAAGGATTTGAAGTGTATAATATGTTTGGAGGAATTTGAACCTAGTTCAGATGTTACATTAACGGAATGCGCCCATACCTTTCATTATAATTGTCTTAAAGAGTGGATACGTTATAAAAAAGAATGTGCTGTGTGTAGAAATGAAATAAAAATAAAATAAAATAAAAAACATTAAATAAATGTTTAATTTGACGAAATTGTGGAATGATAATGGCTTTGAAATAATATTAGGTTTGTGTTTAGCATTAATACTAATCTATGGCCTTTATCGTACTATAACAAGACAAAAAGGAAATTGGAGTAATACATATTCAACTTATACAGCGAGAGATATTGATAATTTGTTTCGAAAAAATAATACACAAAAGCAAAATGGTTTACCGAAAGAAAGCAAGGGGGAAATAGAGTGTAAAAGAGTTTTAGAAAAAATATTCAACAAACCTTTTAATAAAAGTAGGCCGTCATTTTTAAATAATGAAATTACAGGGGGTAATCATAATCTAGAAATAGATTGTTATAATAGTGATTTGCGATTAGGGGTTGAATATGATGGTGCTCAACATTACAAATATAATCCTTATTTTCATAAAAATAAGGAGGCATTTTATAATCAAAAATATCGAGATAAGTTAAAGGAGTATATGTGCAAAGAAAATAATATAATTTTGATACGAGTTCCGTATACAATAAAGGTTGAAAATATAGAAGAATATTTAAGAAAAGAATTAAGTAGGTATTTTTAAGTTTTAATTTTATATTTTCTAAAAGTATAAAATTAAAAACATTCTTGTTTTATATAAAAGAAAATGGATATATTACAAAAATATTATATATATACATCTTTGGATAAAACAACTAATAGCTATAGAGGATTAATTAGTTACGATAATAATATGAAAAGTTTGACTAAAAATGGTTGGAAAATACAGGGTGAATTTTTTGCTGTAAATCCTTATTTGAGACCAATACCTACGGGTATGAAATTATTTAGTTTTGAAATTAAAAACTATTATCCTTATGATATTTCTACTTACAAATTATTATATGATATATACGAAGTTGATAGATTAAAAGATAAGTATCACGTTAATTTAATAACATATAATAGACCAGTTTTAAACTCGATTCCTCTTTATTTTTACCAGTTTAATGAACATATTTTTCCGAGTTTTAGCGATAAACCTCCAAATTCTGAATATAACTTGGTTCTCGGAGTAAATCCTATATTTGTTTTGAAAGATAAAAATGTAAGTTTTCATTGTGGAAATGGTATATGTTTTCCTGAACCTGTACCAAGTATAAATATGAATCCATTCACAGAGGATGATGATAATAGTTTATCATTTAGTAAATGTTTGAACTTTTGTAATAGTAGAGGGAAAAGTATTTTAGATACTATAAATGATTTAAGCGATAAAAATAGTTTAAAAAATCATTATATAGTAATCGCAGTAATAGCAATTGTTTTACTTATAATAATTTTTATTTTAAGAACTAGATTTGTTGCTTAAGTTAGTATTTACTAGTAAGTATACTACTAAATACTTTAATTTTACGCATCATAGTTTGATTTGTCTTTCTTTGTTCCTTTCCTTCTACTATCTTGTTCTTCAAGAATCTTTTCTCTTAATCTTTCTCTTAAAATAGAAGAAGGAACTTTTTTACTAGGTTTTATTTCCTCTTCTTCTGAAGATTCACTTACAGATTCATCCTCTGTAGAATCAGTTTCATAGTCTTCTTCGTCTACATCTTCATCACTAATATATTCTTCAATTTTACCATAACCAAGAGTATCGAATACTTTGCACATCTTTGTTTCATTACCATCTTTTCTCTTAAACTCGAAATCTATTTTTTGTAATTTACCATCAAACTTGCGATGAAAACTATAAGCATTTAAATCAATCTTTGTCATTTCCTTAGCTGTTTGTGCAGAAACAAGATATTCCAGTTCAAGGTCAAAAGTACTTAAATCTTCCATAATTTCCCATTCAATTTTTTCTAATTGCTTTTGTAGGTATTTCAAGTTTTCTTCATTGCCATCTACTTTAATAAAATAGTACCATTGTTCAAATTCTTCATCATTACTTTCCATTAATATCGCATATTTACCTGTAGTTCTCTTATCAAGTACAGATTGAGTATTTTCAGAGTTATTTTTTTCTTCAGCGCTCATTTTTATTTAAAAATTTTTATGTTTAAATTATATTTTAATTATTGTCAATCACAATATTTCATTATTTATTTCTATCTCGTCGATATACCCGTCTAAATGTTCTTGATAAGTGATAGATAATACATCGGATTCTTCATTTATGTCTTGACTATAGGGATTTTTATATTCATTTAACAAATAAGATATAAAAGCAATATCAGAAGATATAACTTTAATTCTTCCTGAATGTATAGCTAAAAAATTCGAATTATATAAAATTCTTATTATAAATTGTTCTATGTAATATTGTAGTATTATAAATACTTCTTTGCTTATTTTTATTGTAGAACCTATATCGTTGGCTAATTTATTTTCTTTAAATAACTGCCTTGTAAATTTCTCAAAAGATGATTTTGGAAATAGTAAGGTGTCACTTAGTTTTTGAAATTTTTTAATATCTTTTATAGCAATAGTTCCTGGTCTAAACTTGTATTTTTTATTTTTCTTTAAATTTAGTTTTTTTTTCTTTTTAGCTAGTAATGAAGGATGAATAAATGGAATAACACCTCCACCTAAAAATACATAGTTAATTTTTCTAAAAATTTTATTAAATTCTTCATCGTTTCTAATAGTTACTTCTATGTCTCTAATAGTTATTCTGCTTCTTTTATTATCTTTGCAATAATTTAGAGATAAATCTAGAATTTCATATGTTAAATATTCTAAAACAGCCGATAAATACACAGAAGAAGCGTTTGTAATCATAATTTTTGAGTATCCAAAATTTCTTAAAAATTTTTCCGTAATTGAGGGTGGAAAAATTATTCCGGCTTTGTTTTGTCTACTCCCTTTATCATTACTATTGTTAAAAATATTAACAGATTTTTCTCCCTCTAGAATCGAATTATCGAGTAAACCACCTGAAAGTACAATCTTAATAGAATTTGAAATTTCTTTTTCTGATATAGTCTTCTTTTTGCCATGGATTGTTAATTCTTTAGCAATTTTTGATATATGCTTTGCTAATGTACATAAAAAACTATTTAGTTGTTGCTTAGCATTAGAGGTTATACCTGCGTTTTCAGAAACTTGTTTTAATACCTTTGAAATAAAAGTTTCAAAATAATGACTTTTTTTCTTGAAAATATTATTTCTATTTTGCTTACTATTGTCTTCCATTTTATTTATAACAATTTTCCTTTTTTTAAATATCTTTATTTAAAAAAAAACAATAATATTACTAAATAAAAAATGGAAGGACTTTCAAAACCTTGTATTTCAAGACTTGCAAGAACAGCAGGAGTTAAAAGTTTATCTGACGATTGTCATGATACCATTAGAAACTTAATTGGTATGAAGCTTAATGAAATTATAGCAAATATAATCATAGTAAATGATAGTCATCAAACAAAAACTATTATGAGTTCTGATGTTTATAAAGCTTTAGAATTATCGGGTGTTTTAGTTGCTGAATCAACAGCTTTAAATTCATCTAAGAAAAATATAACTTAGTTACAAAACTCCTTCAGAGTAAAAATCTGGAGAGGCTCTTTTTCCTGTACACATATTATAATATCCATAAGGTTTTTCATCTTCTTTTTTTGGGATATTTTGTGCATAGTCGCGAAATCTACTTCTGGGGGGTACATCTTGATATCTCTCTAATCTTCCCCACATACCATCTACTAAAGTAAAAGGAACACTACAATCTTGATTTGTATTGGATACACCAAAACGTGGACCATCATATGGTTTTTGAGGATTTGTAAATTGGGTGTACAACTTGCTACAAGTACCTTGATTTTGAGATAGACATTCTTTCATTCTATTATGAATACTTAAACTATATGTAGAGCCAAAATTTGTTAAATTTTCAAAAAGAGTATCACACCTACATTCTTTATTTGTATTATCACCTTGAGATCCAGGACCTTCATTCCAATATAAACAATAACTACATGAACCTTGTTGTCTAATATCACCGAGATCTTTTTCTGAACCTGATTTTATAAAATCAATACATTCGTTATAACAGGACATTTTTTATTTTATGTTTTATTTTTATTTTAAAAATTTTTTTCTTAATCTTAAATTTAAGATTAAGAAATATATTAGTCAGAACTTTAAGGAAAGGCTGTTACATTAATATCTCCTTGTCCAGCTGATAAATCTCCTCCAAACATAGTACTCATATTTACATGTTGAGCCATATCAACACCAGCAATAGAAGTTTCGGCATTACCTGAAGTCTTGTATATAATATCAGCAAGTCCCTTGGTAGTATCGTTATTAATACCACCCATAACATTCATAGCTCCTTGATTCAAGTCAATATTAGGTTGTACACTAACTTGAAACCATCCAGTATTACAAGGCATAATTGGTAAGTCTCCTCTAAAGAAGTCTCCTTGACCTCGAAGACGACTATTTCTGTTAGCGAAAATGTATCTATCATAAACAATAGGTTGAACACTATCACTAGCAGCATTTAAAGCTGTCATGTCACGAACTGGTAGAGAGGAAGATAGAGATTGTTGATTATTTCCACCGCAATACATAGTTTCTCTTTTATCTCTTGGTAAACCTCCAGCCTTCTTATCGGAATAAACTTTTTCAGCAACTTCATTATAGTTACCATTTGCATATCCATTTCCAGGAATTATTGGAGCACCTCCATGATATCCTAATGGAGCACCACCTTTTCTGCAATCAGTAACTCCACTCGATGAAGCACATCCGTAATTTTCTTTACAATCTTGTGGTTGACTATTTACCATAGACGCAAAAGTTAAAGGATTTGAAGCATATCCCAAAGGATTACAAGGAGCAGCTAGATTACCTTCTGAAGGCATATTATATCTAATATTGGCTCCATAATCTACATTAGAAAAACGAGGATTTAACATAGCTTGATAAGTACCTGGAACGCTAAAAAAATCACCCTTCTTAGCTCCAGCTGGAGTAGAAGCTACTCTATCAACTTTCCATGTCATACTTGGAAGCATACCAAAATCTTCTTGAATTTCATCATTTTCATCTTTTGATTTAACATTATTCACAGCAACAACAGCAACTATCAATCCTAATAAAGTAAATAGAAATTTATTGTCAAACATTCTTTTTTCTTTATAAAGATATAAATTTTTTTTTATTTTTTTTATTTAATTTCGATTTAAATAATTTTTTAATATAAAACACAAAAAGAATAATCTTACTAATTTTTAAACTATATATTCAGCTTAAAAATTACAACATATTTAAACACTCATTTATGTTTTCATAATAAGAATTATGTGTGTAACTTATAGTTTTATCTATATTATCTTTTGTTTTCTCGTATAATATTCTAGAATAATACCTTAAAGAGTTTATATTTGCTATTTTGCTTAATATTTTTCCTCTATTTATATTCAATATCCTTTCATATTTACTTTCAAAGTATTTTTTATTAATTTTTTCTGGTAAATTTGCGTGAATATTGTTAAGAATATCATTTGTATCTATAAGTATTTTTAAAATTTCGACATCAATAGTCTCTAAAATATTCTTATTTTTTAAAATTTGCTTTTTAACTTCATTTATATCCGTAAATATATTTTCGCTATAATCAGCTATATCTTCTATTACTTTTAAATCGGTATATACAGTATAATCAAGATTTAAATATATATCTTTATAGTTTATTTTTATACTATCTAAATAGTTTAAAACATCTTTCATCATATTATAATATTTCAAAGTATTTTTTATATTCTCTTTATCGCAAAATAATTTTAGTCCCTCATATGTATCTCTAACATTCTTTTTTAAAATATTTACTATGTAGGTTAAAAATAAAGGTTGAATATTTTGCAAGTCTATTTTTTTAATTAGTTTAAAAACTTGCGTAAAACTTTTTATTTTATCTGTAATAGATTCTGAAAATACATAATTTAAAATTTGACCTGTATTTCCAGTATTCATATACTCATTACAAGTATTGCTATATTTTATAGTTTGATTGTATTTAAGTTCATTTACAATATAGTTAAATAGTTTAAGAGGTGTATAATTATCAATTTCATATTTATTATTATTGAGTAGATTTGTATATTTTTTTGCTGCATAAAAAAAGGTCTTTACGTCTCTTGAGCTTCTAAAATAGGTATTACAATACTCTGTGTTTGATATAAAATTTGCTAACTTTAAAAATACACCAAAATCTTTTTTAGATAATATTTTTGAACATATAACTTGGTAAACAGATGTAACAAATAAAGTTACAATATCAAAACTTTTTGTAAATTTGAACATATTAATGACACCATAGTGTTGATAATTATGTACAACATGTGATTTACCATAATCAATAATTATAGGAATAATACTTGTTTTTATGGTTATTACTTTATTTTTGATAATATAATCTACATACACAGGTTCATTAAGATATTTTAAACATATATTCCAAGGAGTTAGATCATTATGTACAAAACAACATTTTTCTTGAGCTACTTCTAACGCTAAACATATTTGTAATATTATATTCAAAAACACATTAAAATCAAAACTATCTCCCATAATATACGCCTGAAAAGTATCATTTGAAATATACTCGCTTACGATATTAAAATTTTTATTTTCATCTTGATAACAATCAAAAATATATGAAAAGTTTGGTATGTTCCTAGATAAATTATTTATAACATTAATACCTATAAAGGCTTCATGAGTATGTTCTTTTATTTTATCTATATTAGAGGTTGATTTAACAATAAAGTCAACATCCATATAATTTACTTTTACTATCAAACTAAACTTGTTTTTGAATATAATATTTTTATCGTTATTAAAATTTTCATCCAAAGTTCCTTCTATACTTAAAAAATTTATTATTCTTTTTAACGCACAAAGTAAAGGATATGATCTAACTGTATGTGGTAAAGAAATTATACTTTTATCTATGTCTAAATTTTTTATGTACTTTTTATTTGATAAAAATGTGGTTTGTTCGTCAATTTGAATATCCAAAGTATTATATATATTATTAAAGTATATACCAGTATTCTTTTTCATTTCAACAAACAGTTTTTGAAAGTAATCAAATATGCTATCTTTTGCTAGATAATTATTGTAAAAGCATTTAGCGTTATAAACAATATTTTCACAAGTTGAGTCGTTATTTCTACACCACTTTATTTGTTCAATTAAATCAGATAAATCTTCTTTAACAGGGACATAATGTACAAATGGAATTAACAAATTACTGAACCATGTATTCCATTTAGATTTTACCAATAAAATAACACTATTTAAACTTAACTGATAAGATAATCTAAAAGCACTAACATGGCCATCTATATGAATAATATATTTGTATTCTGATTGTTCATACGGGCTCAGTTTATTTACTAGTTTAAAAGGCATACTATTTATATCCGTAATTTTTAAATACTCTTCCCCCATAAGTTTTTTGGGCCTTAAATTCCATTTAGTTATTCCGGCATCTAAATAAGGTATATTATTTTCATCGTTTTCTGTAATACTAGATAAATAAGCTGCTTTTAATCTTTGATTTGTGTCAATAGTAACGCCTTCACCTGTTGAAGAACCTCTAAACACAGCAGTAGGCTTTTTATTTTTCCAAGTCATATTAGAAATCTTATTGTCATATATTTGTCTTGCTCTAACAAAAAATTTATTTTCTTTATTTTGAACTCTAATCCAGTCTTCATATGTAGGTATCAATATATCTGAAAAGTTTTCATTACTACTCATAGATAATATTGGAAGATATTTCTCATAATTATGGCTTAATAAAGGTTTTGTCATAGAATCCCATATATGATAATACGGTTCATAACCATTCTTTGATAAGATTGGAAAGTCTCGTCTATTAATAAAAAACTCCACGTCAGGTAACTTTCTATTTTCACATAACTCAGCCAGCATATTTTTTATCGCTGAAATATTTGTATCTCCCTCATTTACTGGATATTCATATCTTAATAAACAATTATTGCTATACCAAGCTGTTTTATAAGTATTAATGTAATTTTTATTAAATTTATAACCTTCTAAGTCTGATATGTGCTTAAAAAAATCAGATATGTTTTCATATGTAGGTTCTACTTTGATTTTTTCACTCCATTCATTTACAAAATTAGCATTTGAAAAAGGTAAAAAGACTTGTAATTTATTATTTAGAATTTTTACGTAAATCCCTTTTTTAAATTTTTCGAATATATATTTAAAAGTGTTTATTTTGCATAAATTGTTTAAATTTTTATATTTTTCCCATTCTAAAAATAAGCTATTATTATAAAATAAATTATCTTCGGCGATTTCAACCGGTATTTCATCGCCATTATTATTACAACTATATTTTTGAAATTGCTCTTCATCACCTGCTGTAAAATGTATTTGTTTAAAATTTTTATATCTTGGATTAGAAGGTTCTTTATCATAATTCTTGTTAAAAAGATTACATTCTTCTGGTGAATTATAATAATCAGGATATTTTTGAAATGAGCTAGTTGTTGTCATTATTTACTTTCATAATTTTAATTTTTAAACCAGTAATGTAAATATAAAAATGTTTTTATATGTAATAGAAATCTGGCAAATCAAGTGGTCTAAAACAGTCTATACAATATATTTTAGTTTTTGAAGGTAAAATTGGTTTTATTACCTTTCCTCCGCAATTAGTACACATTAGCATACTGCTATCTTGAATAAAAATTTTTTCAGTTGGTATTTTTTTTAACGTTGTTATTTTCGCACTTATTAATTTTCTAGTCGAATTTAGGTCTGTACTAGTTTTTTTTGAAAAACTTTTTTTAGTTCCTATTATTTTTGGGCAGCATTTTTCGAGCATATTTTATATTTTATATTTTATATTTATATTATTAAAATCTAGTTTTTATACTTGAATTTAAGTGTAAAAACTAAAAACTAAAAAACTGAAAAGTTTATTTTAAGATGAAACCTTAAGTGGTAAATAAGCAAGGCTTAGAAGGTCAGAAGGATAAAGATTATCAGATAATGCATATGGGAAACCAAGATTGGCATCGTTGACACCATCAACTACTACTAAATTCCAATTTACAAAGTCGGTGCTATTGTATCCTGTAGATGATTCACCTAGAAAGTATTCATTTTGAATACTGATAAAATCAAGATTTTCAATAATTAATGTAGGATTACTCATTTTTAATTTAAAGAAATATTTTTTTTATTTTTTTTATTTAGTTTCTATTTTTGATTTTTTTTATTTTTATTTTCTTACTTTCAGTTTCTTCTCCTTTTCTCGCTTTTTTTAGTTCATCCAATACTAATCTAGGATTTGGTACTCCAAAGTCTTCGAGAACTTTTATAGAATCTTCTTCAGCATCTTTTTTACTTTTATGTAACCATTTTTGCGATTTATCTATTAGAATAGCGGTATCTTGAAATTTAACACCTGCTGGATTCTTAGCTTCGACATGATCTGTTAGTTGTTGCTCGATAGTTTTTGCTCTTTTTCTCAAAATAGCGTTTTCTTTGTTATTTTTACCTATAGCTATCTTTATACTTTGTAACTCATTAAATAAACTTACTATGGACATTTTTATTAAGATAAAATATTATCTTTTAAATTTTATTAAATTTTAAAAAAAACTTATTATATAAATAAATGACACAATATAAGATAGAAAGATGGGATGCTATACTTGATAATGATAAAAGAGTACCTGCTATATATATTAAGCCTGATATTAAATTTTTAAATTTGATCGCTAAGAATAACGTTATTTCTGTAAATATAAAGAACACAAAATCAGATTATGATAATAAAGTTTTTATTGGAGTTGCTAACCAAAGCTCTTATTTTCCAAACTGCAGACCAAATTTTTATGCTCAAACCGGTCTTTATATTATAACTTTACAAAATGCTTTCTGGATTGGTTATCCATCTCCTGATTCTCTAGGAGATGCTGTTTTGTTTCAATATTAAACAATTTTTTAAATTCTTTATAAGTTTAAAAAATTATTCAACTCTAGAAAATATATTTTTGTTTTATAAACTTGGTAAGTGCCTTATTATAAAATTTTCTGGTTTTATAAATAGCATCTTGTATACTATCAACTTTAAATGTATCTCCAATTTCAATATGAAAATTTTGTTTTTGTATTTCATGAAATTTAGTTTCTACAAAATCAAAAGCTATTAAAGTAATCGGAATATTTAGTTCTTTTGCAATACGAAACATTCCGGATCTTATAGTTTGAATGGTATTAGGAACATCTAAAGGATATTTAGTTACATATGCAAATATGGATCTTCCATCATTTAGATGTTCTATGATTATATTTTTCGTATTTTCATAGCAATTTTTTTCTTTTGTAAGTATTGGCCATTTAACTAGCTTTTGTAATATTGTTGTTCTTGATAATCCACCTTTCATTAAAATTGCTATGTCTTTTGGAATTAAAACACAAGATAAATTATCTAATCTGTCGTTGCAATAATTAGAAACAAAAATAGTAGGTATAGTCGGCAATTTTTTAAAATTAATTTTTAATAGTAAATTAGGAGAATAAATATATCTCACAACATCTCTAAGTTTAGAATCATCTTTTCTATTATTTATAGAATCAATATACGCAAGTTTATAAACTTCAACAAGGGTTTTTCCTATTTTCAAATAAGTATTCTTAAAAAATAAAAATAAAGAAACTAGAATTCCAACTTTAATTTTTATTTCTAACTGTAAACATAATATAACTAAAAACAAAAGAGATATTATTACAAAAGTACCAAATGTGTGGCTTACAGTACAAAATAATTTTAACGATGGTATTATTACTATTATTACAGAAAGAATAATCAATAATATTTCATTCAGCATTTTAAATATTCAAAATAGATTTTTTAAATTATTTTATTGTCCATAAATATTATTATTCTCTTCAAATTTTTCTGATATCTGTAAAATGTTCATTAAGGATTTTTCTTTTATACCTCAGAATAAAAGTCAATACCAATATAACTAATTTTAAATTTTTTTGATTTATTTTTATGTTATTATAGAATAAATGTCGAGTTTTATATATGATTACGAAAAACACATAAAAAAACCTATAAATCCTAAAAAATCTAAAAAATTTAAAAGACAATCTCAAAAACAAGAAACAACAGATAAAATTAAATATTTTAAATTTTATGAACAACATAAAGATTACGTGAACAAACTTAAGGATAGAATAAAAGATATTGATATCAGTTGCAATACAATATTTACTCTATTAAAAGATATAAGCTCAGAAGTATGGTGGAATAAAGATATTGATAAAAAGTTTGCATTAGAATTTGCTAAAATTAAATTTTTAAATCATAAAGAACAGGATGAGGTATTTGATTTAATAAATGAATCAAAAGAAAATGATTTAGAATTTAAGAGTATTTTAAAAATGTTAACTACTTTGTGTGAAAAACAAAAGAAAAATCGTATTAAGTTGCATAAAATAACTTCGGAAGCAATAAAAAAGTTTGGCATAGCTACTGTTAAATTAAAATCAAAATCTTTAGAACCTATACTTGAAATTGACGAAGGTGGAAGAAGAAAAAAAAGAAAGAGTGGTAAGAGTACCAGAAGAAAAAAGAGAAAGAGTGGTAAGAGTACTAGAAGAAAAAAGAGAAAGAGTGGTAAGAGTACCAGAAGAAAAAAAAGAAAAACTAGAAATTAAATATCATTTTAAAACAATTACATTATGTTTTAAAATGAAAGACTTTCCTAAAATAATTCACCAGATATATGGTTTTTGGGATAAAAAAATACCTAAACATATTCAATCAAGGATAGATACATGGAAAAAATTACATCCTAGTTTTAAGTATATTTTATGGGACAAAAAAAACAGTAGGATTTTTTTGAAAAAAAATTATAACTGGTTTATGCCTATATATGATAGTTATTTTTATCAAGTTCAAAGAACTGATGCTTTAAGATATTTTATATTATACCATTATGGGGGTATCTATTCAGATATAGATTTAGAACCTATAAAAGATATAACTCCATTGCTAGAAAAATATAAAACTAAAAATGCAATTTTATATAGATCCTCAAACTCAGACATGTTGACAAATGACTTTATGATATCTAAACCTAAAAATATTTTTTGGAAAAAAGTTTGGCATGGGTTAATTTTAAACCATACATACAACTCTTTTTCAAAACATTTAGAAGTAATGTATAGTACAGGTCCATTATTATTAGATAATGTATATGACGATTTTATACTTAAAGACAAGCATGTATACATAATTAATTCAAAATACATAAATAATTGCGATATTTCAGTTCAAAAACCATGTGTAAATAAAGATGCGTATTTGAAAAGATATGAAGGTAATTCTTGGCATGGAATAGATAGTACTATAGTAAATTTTATTTATATTTATAGGTATATTCTAGTAATAATTTTTTTGATTTTAATTATTATTTTTATAACCACCAAATATTTCATATTATATTATACTTCTTGTTAGCAACTTATTGCAAATGATGTACATCCAAATCTATATCTCTTCCTATTCTATTTGCTCTTCCAATAATCTGATTTTCATTATTGGTTGACATTTGATGATATAAAATTATGTCTGTAGTGCCTTGAAGATTAATTCCTGCCGCACTAGTATTGCTGTTTAGAAACAAAACTTTTATTATTCCAGATCTGTAATATTCTAAATTTTTTTCTATGGTCTTTACATGTCCTTTTATTTCTACAAATAAAATATCATGGTCAATTAAACTATTAGATATAATATTAAAAGACTCTTGCTCCTCAGAAAATATAAGAAACCTTCCATTTGGTTTCTTTTGTATAATATCAATAATCTTTTCTGATTTTGTCATTAATTTTTCTTGTTTACTTTCTGAAATATCTAACTTTTCATCTTGAATATATACAAGTTTAGAAATATCGACTACAGTTCTGCATAAAGGACAACTGTTTTTATTTTCAATCCATTTAAAAATACATGCGCCACAGAAAATATTTTGACAATTAGGTTCCATTAAAGGTTTTTCTAACTTTTCTAAACATATAGAACATGGTTCATTTAAAATATTTTTAAACTTATTTTCGATATCATTAATTTGTTCATTAATTCTTTTCTTTTTATCAGACCATTCTATTAAATTATCTCGGTCATTACGCATGGTGTAAATTTGAATTTTCGCATCAATTTCTACAAGTTCTTCCTGTTTTTTTCTCTTTATTACATCAAAAATATTATCTGTTACTTCTCCACCTAATGAAATTATAGCTGCGGATATGTTACCAGCTTCAATTAAAGTTTTTATTTTTGGATTAACAAAATTTTTAAGAGCATTATATAGAGGTTGATAACATTCGTAATAATAATGAGTTGTTTTAGGCATTTCAAATGAAGCTTTAACAAATTCTTCACTATTTCTAATAATAATATCCGCAAATTGTGCTTCAAAATATGTCCATCGATAATTTAATATGTCCTTCATAAAACTACCTTCACATTTTCTATGCATAGTTGTTATAGCATTAGGAGTTGCGGTAACTAGCCAATAAAAATTTGCAAAAACTTCTTTCATGCTTGGAACTTTTGAATGTCCAGGTTCATCAAAAATAAATCTTTTCCATGCATAGTCCTTATATGTACTTATTAAAGTGTTATATATTGAAGGAATAGTTAATATAACATCGTATTCTTGTACTTTAATAGTATCTACATCTTTTTTTTTTAAAATAGAGGCATATTTTAAACTTGTATTTTTAAATTCAGAAGCCCATTGTCCAATAATTGTCGGTGTTAATAAAATAAGAGTTGTAGGTAATTTTTCAAATCTTCTTACATATGTTTGTTTTATTCTATTTTTAGACATCACATCTGTTTTTTGATATACAAAAGGAGTATCTAAGTTCCATTCCATTTTATCTCTTACAATTAATCCGATCATTTCCAAAGTTTTTCCATAACCTGTTAAGTTAGCATTTACTCCAATTTTTGTTTCAATTATACAATTATCTTTGTATATAAGGTTATTGCTTTCAAATTCTTCCATTTTGTAAATGGTAGCTAGTTGATGCCTGTATAATTTAACTTTTAAATCAGTTGGTTGGTTAACAGTTTTAATATTTATAAAATCTCCCATCATTTTATTTATTTAAGTTATATTTTTAAATATAAATTTAATTTTAAATTTTAAACTAAAGTATAGTTTAAAATCTATAATACATCAATAACTTCACCCATTACTTTTGTTTTTCCCTCACATAAAAGAAATCTAGAACCAATTTTAATATATTGTGGTGTATATTTAAATGTAAATACTATGTTGGCACTATCACCATTCCTTAAACATTCATCGTCTATAGAAACATTTCTGGAATTTTTTTTCTCATTAATTTGTAAAATTTTTACGACTTGTCTAATAGCATAACAATGAAATACTGGCTCATAACCAATTCTTATTGTTGTTGATTGAGCTTTTAATACTGTAATTCTAGCAACAAAAGTTTTAATTGATAACTTAGGTGCATTCATAGAAATAATAACATTACCGCGAATAATATTATTTTTATCTATCTTTTTTATACCTAAACAAACGTATGAACCACATTGAACATGTTGAAGAGGCATTTTTTTACAATATATGGATCTTACAACTACATTTTCGTATTCACCATTATTTGGTCCTATTAATAACTTGTCTCCAATTTTAATAGAACCGCTTATTAAATGACCTCCTAAAACAAGTCCAAAACCATAGACAGAAAAAGTATGATCAATATGAAATTCTACGAACTCATTTATAAGTTTTGATGGATTCTTTTTATTTATGATGTTAAAAAAATATTTTAAATGGTCAACACCTTCACCTGTTGTATTTGAAACATAAAATATGGGAGTTATACTTTCTGTGTAAATATTTTTTATAGAAGTTAGTATATCGTCTTCAGATTTAATATTAAAAGGAAGCCTTCTAATTCCGGGATATTTTAGAAATCTATTTATACTTTGTTTTGTTTCTTGTAATATATTTGGCCTATCTTTACATATATCAATCTTTGTAACCACAATTATGAATGGTATTTTTAATGTTACACATAATAGTATATGTTCTTTTGTCATAGGTTTAATACCATTATTTGCATCTACTATAATCATGCAAATATCAGGAAAAGATGATGTTAAACCTAAAATAGTTGTTTTTAAATATTTTTCATGTCCCGCTAAATCAAGTATAGATATTATTTTAGAACTTTTTTGTACTATCTCCTGCCATGATAGTTTACCTAATCCTTGATAATTAACAATTTTTCCTTCGTGGTCGTATCCAATTATTTGATGACTAATTGCTGATGTTCTTCCAGTTTGAAGTTCATGTGGATATACAAATACATGACTTCTTGCTAAACCTCTTCCATTATCTTTTTCTCCGGATATTAAACACCCTACAAGCGTAGTTTTTCCACTGTCTACTCCTCCAGCAACAGCAACCTTAATATCAATATATTTATTATCATTTTTCTCTCTAATTAGAACCTCATAAACAAATTTATTTTCATCTTCTGTTTCTTTCTTTGAAAGTAAGGTTATAAAATAATTATTTTTATTTGCTAGTATTTTTATATTTTGAATAGTTTCGTCGTATTCATTATCTGTTAAACCAGTCATAACACCATCATCCTCAACACCAAGTATATAAATACATTCTCCATTTCCTTCAATACATCTTCTTCTCATCTGTGTAATTAAATTTTCTTTTCTTTCATTATCAACGTTTAATAAGCTGGATTTATATTCTATATTTCCATCTTCAATTTCAGGGGCTAACATTTAATAATTATTAATTTTATCTTTTTAAATAATAATTTTATTTTTTTTATATAAAAATAAATATGAATACATTCATAATAAATGAAATATTTACAGATAATGCTATTAATTCAACTTTACTTGTAGTTGATAGCATAGGAGGTGTGGGAAGTATTGGACCACAAGGAGCAACTGGTTCACAAGGAGCTCAAGGAGTAACTGGTTCGCAAGGAGCTCAAGGAGTAACAGGGGTAACTGGAGCTCAAGGAGTAACAGGGGTAACTGGAGCTCAAGGAGCTCAAGGAGCTCAAGGAGTAACAGGGGTAACTGGCGCTCAAGGAGTAACAGGGGTAACTGGTTCGCAAGGAGTAACAGGTGCAACTGGTCCTGCAGGAACAACAACCGGTAGCTGGATCTTAACTCCTGGAGCAAATAGCGTAAGCTTTACAGTAGACTTAAATAATACATATATGATGTGGGTTAGAGGCAATATTCCTAATGGTATATGTATTTGGAACGCGGTTGTTTCTGTTTCAAATAATAATGTAGGTGTAATAGGAAATCAGTATGGATGGTGGTATACTTCCGGAAATAATTTAGAATTAACTTCAATACCTAGTCAAATAATCGGTACATCAGGAACTATAATTACAACAGAAATTATTACTACAACTTCTAATGTATTTAATTTTGGCATAACTAATAATACAGCTTCATCTCAGACTATATATTATGGTTACCTTAAATTATAATTTTTAAACTTATAAAAAAGTTTGAAAATTATTGTTTATATCTATTAAACATTTCTTCTATTTTTCTGTTCATCTTTGACTTATCACTTTCAAAATTTTCAGGAATTTGTTGATTTCTATTTAACATAGGCATTTGAGCGCGCCCATCAAAACCCCCATATTGTGGCTTTTCATGTAAATAATATTCTCTAGAAGTTTTATTTGTATCACCAATCCCAGCGTGATTTATAGACATATTAGTTAAGGGTGTATTTCTTTCTAAATCTATCATGTATTCATGGTTTAATACCTTATGTTCATTTCGACTGATATTTGTAGAAGCTGAATGATTTGGCATAACTCTATCTAATTCAATATTATCGTGTATATAATCTACTTTTTCACCTCCGGATATAGGTGTAATATAATTCACATTAATTGCATCTTTTGTTCTAACACCGGATAAATCAAAAATATCGTCAATTGATGAGACTTGAATATGTGAACCCATATTTGTATTTACTTCGTGTGCATTAGTATCTTGTAGATATCTATCTGGATTAAAATCGTTATTATCTACATATCTAATATCTTGAATATTTGATTGTGCGAATGAATGTATATTATCTTTGTTAATATTTTTTGTAGGGTTTATAACTATTTGAGTTGTTTGATCTGTAGAACTTTTAGGAGCTGTATAAGATTTTTTTAGACTAGGTTGTATTACATATTTAACTTCAAAAGGTTCTTTTAAAGGCGTTTCTATTTTATATGTTGCAGTTGGTCTTACAGAAGCTTTTAGTAAAGAGTTTTTAACTTCTTTTGTTGTTTCTGCTGTACCACAACTCATCATTTTCTTTGAAAAATCTACAAATCCAGGTTTTGTAAAAGCTGTTGTCCAAATTCTCGGAAGACGAGATAATGGTAATAAATCAGCCTGAGTAACAACTGGAGGTCTAAATGCTCCATCTCTCATAACTCTATAAGGTAAGTATGCTTGAGTTCTACCTCCAGCTAACATATTATTAGATCCAGGTATATTTGAGCCACCATATACAGCCCCAGAACCTTGACCACCATTATTTCCAACATTATCATATGAAATAGAAACCATAGGATTTACACCTCTGGCATAAACATTAATTCCTTCGCATACTCTGTTTCCACTATCATCTACCATAGCAGTAATATCAGATGTTTGACCAACCTTATCAATTCTTCTTGTATGAATTGATTTAGGAGGGTCTCTTAAAATATTCATACTTCCTCCCCAACCTTCAGCGGAAGGTAATGTAACTTTACCGTAATTTGTTAAACCACTATAACTAAAACTCATTTTAATATTTATTATAATGTATATAAATTAAAATTTTAATTTATATAAAAAAATATTTTATAATTTAAGACTTAAAACTTTTGTAGAATCATCCTTATATTTTAGTTGACTAAAACTATTCTCGAAATAAGACTTAATATTTTTTAAATCTTTTAAGGCAATATTATTGTAGTATTTAGCTTGTTCTTCATGATATCTCGCTTTTTCTAAGTATGTTATCGCATCTTTTAGCTTTTTAAATTTATCCAACGATTCCTCTTTAAACATATAAGATGATTTAATGTAGTTAAACTTATTTATAATATCAGTCTGATTATCAGTTATACTCGAAATATAAGGCTTGATAATATTTCTATCGTTTTCATATGATATCTTGACATATCCTAACAAAACATATATTTTATTATCAAGACTATTTATATTATCGAATAATTCCACATATTTATCATGATATACATGAAGAGCATACTCTTTAAATACAATAAAAACTTTAAACTCATTTTCATCTTTAATTATATCTTTTATAAAAGAATTTAAATAAAACTCTTTTTCAAGGGTATTTATAAAATAATATTTTAAGAACAAATTAAGTGTATTATAAAAAGGATTTGTGTTAACTATATTTTTACCTGTTTCAAGATAATCTACTTTTGTAATACTCATTTTTATTTTTAAATTCTAAGTTGAATTTAAAAATCAATTTTAATTTTATCAAAGTAAATATATATATTATGAAAGAAATTTATGAAAAAACAGGTCCAAAATAAGATTATCGCAAGTTGAGTTAATTTAAGTTCTGTATCAGTTAATAAAATGTATCTTTTATTATCTGTATTTGAGCTATAAAATGAAAATTTAGTTAGGAATAACATACCTAATATAGATAAAATATTTATAAATAAGATTACTAATATTAAAATAAAATTAAAAGAATTTTCCATTTATATTTTAAGAAAATAAAATAAAATAAATAAATAAATGAGCGATAAATTTAAATTTGGACAATATAAAATATGTGTTGAAAAGTCTCTTAATAAAAGTCATTCGCATTCTTCGCATTTAAATAATTTAAGAGATGCAAGTATATCTGAAGATCATTATCATAAACTAAGAGCAGCATTTTTAAATGGATTTAACTGGGATTCTAATTCTACAATAACAATAGGATTTATGGGAGATGGTACAAATGTTCCAAGAAAAACATATGATGAAATAATAAATGATACCAGTAGTACAGCAAATGACGTGCATAGAATTGACCCTTTACAAAAAAAAGTTGATACCATGAGTGTTATTGAAGGTATAAAAGAAATAGTAAGAGAAAGAATACAACCTATAGTTAATTTAAAATTTGTATTTTTGGATGACTACACAAACGCAAATATTAGAATTTCTTTTAATATAGATGATGGAGCATGGTCTTTAATAGGAAAACAATCTCTAGATGCAGAAAATAATGGTAAGGCAACCATGAATTTAGGATGGTTTGATGTAGCAACTACTTTGCATGAATTTGGGCATATGCTTGGATTGATACATGAACATCAAAATTCACGAGAGAATCCAATTAGTTGGAACAAAAATGCAGTTTATGCATGGGCAAAAAGTACTCAAAATTGGGACCAAGAAACAACTATACAAAATATTTTACAATATTACCCTATAAATCAAATAAATGGTTCTAATTTTGACCCTTTATCTATAATGTTATATTTTTTTCCAGCTAGTCTAACTACAAATAATAAAGGTACCAAACAAAATTTACGTTTTTCTGGATATGATGTTAAATATATAGCTGAAAAATACCCTGGAGGACAATTATCGCCAGAAGATTTTTATTTACAGGTATATAACCAAACTCTTCAAGAAAGTATAAATGAATCAAATAAATATTTAGCATATAGTACGACGCTATCAAACATATATACATTTTTGATAATCATAATTTTCACCAGTATAATAGCTTTGTATTTTTATTTCAAAAAAGAAGACAGTACTATAGAGGAACTTCAATAGATTTAATAATATTTAACTCTTTATTTTCAGCATATCCATATGTGTTATCTTTATATTTGATTATATAAGAGCTAGGTTCATTATTAATATAATATATGCGTATTATAACACCTTCTTTATTTAAAGTGGTATTTAAAACACAATTACCGATACTAATTGTAGTTTGAGTTGTCACCATATTTAATAGTCAAAGCGATTTTCTTTAAATAGGTATTTTTTTATTTTACACTTAATATTAGGTGTAAAATAATCTTTAAATTTCAAAAGCTTTCACAGAATAATTTATATACGTAGGTTGTGCTGTATATTCAGGGCTCGGAAGTATCCTACTAAACAAATTATCTTTTATAATATTATATTTTTCTTTATGTGTTAAAGTATGATATAGTATGTTATTATTATCAGAAATAATATCATATCCGTCCCAATCTTTATAGTTGAAAGATTTAAACATTTTAAGAAAATTATCAACCGCACATTTATAGGCTTCCTCTTCATTCATAAATACATTTATAACATCTCCAGAACTATCAGCTCTTTTATAATCATCGTAATGTTCATAATAATACAAAACAAAGATAAACATTTACATTTCAACTAGAAATATAAAATTAAAATTCATTTTTTTTTATTCTAGTAAATAAAATGTACTTATTTATTTTTATGACTTTAGTATCCTTACTATACACTATTTTATATTATTATGGAATAACAAGATATTTATACCTACATACTAAAGGTACAAACTCCTACTTACAAAATTATAAAAACTTAGATAGAGCTTATAACGATAAAAACGTAATTATATCTTTATCAGTTCAACCTGATAAAATAAACAAAATAAGACCTATGATAAACTCAATTTTAGACCAAACGGTTAGAGTAAATCAAATAGTTTTAAATATACCAAATAACAAAAATTATAATGTCCCTTCCGAATATAAGGATATTTTTACAATATTTAAATGTGGAAGAGACTACGGAGAATGTAATAAATTTATACCTACTTTATTAAGAGAAGAAAATAAAGATACAATAATTATACTTTTGGACGAAAAATATGTATTTGGAAAAGATTATATAGAAATTATGATTGAAGAGTATAAAAAAAATAATTGTAGTATAGAAAGTCAAGGTGGTATTCTTATTATTCCGGAATTTTTTGATATGAGCATATATAACAGAAAAAATAAAGTGTTAAATAATGATTGGATAAAAAGCTGTTTAAAGGTTCAAAAAAAATATATTTTTATACCTGAAACTTACAAAATATTTAATTATTAATTTTTTAAACTTATTTTAAGTGTAAAAAATTATTTTATTATTTAGCTTTAAAAATACTATCTAAAAGATTTATTTCAGGAGCTATAGCTTCTAATTGAGCAAATCCTTTATTTGTTTTTGATAATTCATATGATTTTTTAGAGAATATAATTATACCTATAGCAAGTAAAATAAATATTAACCCAGCTATAGTCCCAGCTATATAATGTCTTTGCGCCGGTTTAAAACATTTTTTATTTTGATTACATGTTTCTTCAAATAATTTACAATCGTCATCAGTTTTACATGTAAAATTACTTGATGTATCAGTAACCATGAAACCAAGCCATATACAAACAAATCCTATCAATATAAATATACCACCTAATATATAAGCTGTTGTCATGGATACTGCTGCAGATGCTACTCCAACATCTCTTTGAAAATTTCCAAAATTATTCATAAAATTATTCATTTATTATATACACAAAATAAAAATAATTTTAAAGAATTATAGGAATAGTTTTTAGTTTACAATTATTTATATCACCATAAAAAGACTTGAAAACCTTACTTACATTTGAATCGTACTTATATATATAAGATTTTCCAAATATATTTCTTTTTAGTTCATATTGATTAACAAGATTAATCTGACTTAAATATGCATTTACAACTATTACAGGGTCTAACATAGGTAAAATTACTATACCTTGATACTCATGTTTTTTTCCAGAAAGGTCTATTTTAAACTTATCTGGACAAAACTCTTTTAAAGGAGAATTATCTCTGATTAATAATTCATTTAAAGGGTCCGGTAATATCGATGAACTTTTTGGGGGTAATACAGCAAGTAATTGTTGAAAAGGTGTTAAAGGAATACTTGGTTTATAAGTTGGTATTTTAAAACTTGATATATATTTAGATATAACACTAGCTGATGGAGCGTGATCGTAAGGATAATACCATTTCCAATTAATACAACTTTTTTTATAGTAATTTATAACCCAGTTTAGACCTTCTAAATAACAATAACAAACATTTTTTATTTCTTTTCCAAAATGAATATCAGTATAATCTTCTCTATATTTTTTAATATCAAGATTTGGTTCTCCGTCAATATATATAACACAACTTTCTAAAATTTGATCGGGAAAATAAATTCTTCTATTTTTAAGTTTATTTTCTAATATATTTTTTTCATACTCAGAGATAGAGTTTAAAAATTCTTCTAAAAAAGACTTTGAAAATGTTATATCCTTTTCATTCTCTTTTGTTAAATGACCTTTAAGACTACCAATATCTCTATATATATTTAAAATAATATCTATTCCACCTTCTAAAATTTCTAAAGATGGTATATGGGACAAAAAATCATTTCCAATCATAAAACACATAAAAATAAAATCACTAATAGCATTTTTAGTATCATAAGTAAAAATTTCTGATTTCCACCTCATCATTTCTCCGAGTTGTAAAGATACAAGATTAATATCAACTACAAAATATTTATTTGTTTTATCATATAAATCATCCCTTAAAACATAAATATGCTTTAATTCAGTACCTAAAGCTAACATAATTATATCTGCATCTAAACCATGAATAATATAACTTTCATCCTTATTTCCATGATTTCTAATATAAGAAATTATTTTATTTTCTCCTTCACCTTGAACTTTTTCATTTGAAAAAATAATCTCGATATCCTTCCATAATGGATCCTCGGATATTTTTTTGCGAATAAACCAGTCTATATATTTGGATAAATGATCCATGAACTTAGTTCCTGGGGTAATATTGTTGCTATCGAATCCTTTGTCATCTTCTTCTTTATTTACTACAGCTGAAAAACGTCTTCTTCTTTGTTGAACTATTTTTGCATATGGTGCAGGTCCATCAATTGCTAAAATTATTTTTTTTGGTTTACATAAAAGAGTAAGATTTTCAATATTTTTGCATATATCTTCAAAAACTTTTATTTGTAGCCTGTTATTTGGTATAATAGAAGGAATACTTTTATCTTTTGGTTTATAAGCACCATATTGGTATATTTTTTGTGCTGATGTATGAAAGAGTCCGTTCATATCTATAAGTAAATTATCTATATTTATGTCTACTGTTTCTAGATCTTGTGAAAGACCTAACTTATGTATTGTTCCAGAAAAGTTATTTTTAAACCATCCCCAGAAATTAAAAATTCCCATAATTGTTTTTTGTGATTATAAGATTTTACAAACTTAATGTTTTTAAAATCAATTTTTTTGTTTATATTATCAACAATAAGAATAAAAATGTTATAGAGACTAATAACAAGTATATATCATTTTTAAGATTATTTAGACCTAAAGATTTTGTAGGTTCAGAAGTCTTATTAAAATTCTCTATATAAGAAAAATTTCTGGAATAATTACCTGAACAATAATTTGTAATTATTAAAGATGATAATTCAGAAAAGTATATTGAATTTTGTTTCCAATCTATTCCTGATCCTGCCCAACTAGATACGGGTCCTTCCCATATACTTAACTTAACTTTACTAGGAGAATTTGGAAATGTTAAAGTATTCTGTATATCAAGCCTTCTAAGTAAAACATTATTTAACCTCCATTCATAATATGTAGGATACCAAACTATAGTATATGTGTTGAAAGTATCATATAATATTGTATCTAAAGTAGTAAAAAATTCAGCATTAATATCGTATATCATATTACCTTGATAAAAAAAGTTTGTCTCTATCATAGAATTTTTATTTTTATCGTTTTGAATAATATTAAAAACAACCATATCACCGTTATCCGCTTCAATATAAAAAGCAGTAATTACATTTACACCTTTAGCTACTTTTAATACAGCATTAATTTCACCATATTGAAAATATTCTGTTGTAGATAACCTAGCACCGCCAAAGTTTTCTACTAAATTTAGAGTTAAATAACCATTAACTTGTTTAATATTATTTACATTTGATTCAGCTTTTAAATTTTGAAGGGTATATGGAATTGAAGAAGTATAATTATATACCAAACTACAATTTGTAGATGGTGCTGTGGTTGGAATTGTTCTTGTTGTAATAGGTATAGTAGTAGTAGGAATTTTTGTTGTACTAGTTGTACTTGTAGGTGAAGTAGTACTTGTGGTTGAAGTAGTACATATACAATTATTTGTTGTTATAGGGATACTTGTACTTGTCGTGGTACTTGTACTTGTCGTGGTACTTGTACTTGTCGTGGTACTTGTAGGAATACTTGTACTTGTTTCACAAGTATCTTTTAATACTCCAACATACATATCTAACAGGTCTTTTTTAAAAGAACTAGATGTTAGATGAAAATCGTAATCAGGTTGAGTAACATAATTTTCTAAATCTTCTCCAATAGTCTTTTTAAGAGTAATTGAACCTCCTGGATGATTATATCCTGTAATATCATACACTTTATCTTGATAAAAAAATAACTTATCGCTATTTATAACCTCAATTTTCTCAAAACATTTGTCTGCAAATCCTATAGTTAATAAAGTAAAAAACAATAATAACTTTTTAAACATCTTTTTAAGTATAAATATTATTTGCTTAAATCTATTTTTAAGTCTATCTTAGAGAAATTCTAATTTAAAGAAATAAAAATGAAATTTATTTTAACAATAATACAAGCTTATTAGTTATGAATATATTTTTTTTACATATAGACCCTGAAACATGCGCACAAATGCATGTTGATAAACATGTTGTTAAAATGATACTTGAAAGTGTTCAATTATTATGTTCAGCCCATCATATTTTTCCAAGTGATAAGAATATTAAACTAATGAAGCTAACACATAAAAATCACCCTTCTGCAATTTGGACAAGAGAAAGTTTATCTAACTATGATTGGTTACTGAAACTTACAAAAGAATTATGTAAAGAATATACTTATAGATATGGCAAGATTCATAAATGTGAAAAAGAATATTTAGAAATTTTAACTCAAAATAAACCTAATATTCCAGATTTAGATTTTACACCTCCTAAACAAGCTATGCCTGAAACTTATAAAATAGAAACAGGTGATATAGATGATGCTATCGAAGCATATAGACAATACTATTTTTACGAAAAAAATCACATGTTTAGTTGGAAAAAAAGAGATATACCAGCATGGATAAAAGAAACTCAAGACTTATTTGAATAATTTCATACTATAATTTAGTATAAAATTATGTTTTCTTTTGAAATTCTCTAATATCAGTCTCTATTTGCTCGATACATCCGTGAACTTCTTTTAAGTATGTAGAAATAATTTTTTCTGGAGCACTATTAAATACTCTATTTTTAGCTTCAATAGTATCTTTATCTCTAATTGGAGCTTCTAATTTTAATATCCAATCAAAAGTATTATTAACAAGCTTAATCATAGATTCTTGATTAAAAACATCATTTTCTATCATTTGCTTGAATAAATCTACATCAAAATCGACCTCTAGTTGTTTATAATTTTTTCCAACCTTATTAGGTAAAAATGATAACAATTTTATTTTTATTTCTTCATATAGCCTTGTTATCCAATCATAATCAGGAGTTTTACTATTTACATTCTCATCTATAAGATTGAAAAAAGCATTTCTCATTTCTGTTCGAATTTGTTCTTCTATAGTAGTCATAGTTAATATTAAGATATCTATTTTTTAAATTCAAATTTTAATTTATCTGTTATAATAAAGATGTTATCGTTAATAGAATTTTTTAACATAGTAATGGTAATAGTTATAGGATTGTTAATTGCAAAAGTAATGGAAGACTCCAAAAATATTTCATACAAACCATTTAACAATATATGGACTGAAAACAACTATAATGAAACAAAAAACTTACTAAGTTATGTAGAAAAATATTTATCTAATTTAAATATAGTTTGTTTTGTTATAAATGGTACATTATTAGGTTTAGTAAGACATAAAGGATTTATACCGTGGAATGATGAGATAACTATAGCAATAAATAAAAAATATTTTCCTATTCTAATGAAAGAAAAAAACACTTTAAACAAAAATGGGTATGATATTCATCTTGATAATTTACATTCAATCAAAATATTTTACAAAAATAAATCAAAAATAAAAAATAAAAAATGGTCTTGGCCTTATATAGAAATATTTGGATACGACGAAAGTAAAACTGAAAATACGATTAAAATAAATCAAGATGATTCTACAGTTATATTTGATAATAATGATATATTTCCTTTAAAAACCAATCTATTTGAAAATATACCATTAAGTATTCCAAATAATTCAGATGTATTACTTAATAAAATATACGAAAAAGATTGGGAGAATATGTGTTATTCTTCTTCATATAATCATATTGGAAATTATGGTATCGAAAAAAAATATAAAATAAAATGTGATTATTTACTTCAAACGGAGATTTTTAAAGATATATTTGATAATGTATGGGTTATAAACTTGAAAAGACGTCCAGATAGATTGGAAACAACTCTATCTAGATTAAAAAATATAGACATAACTCCGAAAGTTCATGAAGCATTAGATGCTAAATCTACCTATATAATTGAACTATATAATAATGTAAAAAATCCAAATATAACTATAGCTGAGTTTGCCTGTTATTTATCGCATAAAACATTATGGACCTATATTTATTCTTTAAATATACCATATGCGTTAATATTTGAAGATGATATTATAATGGATAAATCTGTTACAAAACAAGATATTATAAAACGTATGGATGAAAGCAAAGGATTTAATATTTTATTCCTAGGACATTGTTATTCAAATATAGGTATTTTTAAAGAACCTGTAACTTTAGTGGGAACAGGATTATGTTTAAATGCATACGTAATATCAAGATTAGCCATAGAAAATTTGCTAAAAATTGAAGATGATTATACACACCCTATAGATAAAATTACAGAAAAATTTTGTAAAAATGAGTTGTGCTACTTATCAAACACAACAAATTTTAATGATTATGGAGGTGGAATAATTAAACAAGAAAATCATTATACAAATAGTAACATAAGGTAAAAAGCTAATAATATTTTTTTAATTTACTAATATTTAAAAAAATAAAAATTATAAAAAAACAAATTGAAAATGGAAAATTTAGATTCTGGTAAAACTGTTATATTTGTAACACCAATTTCAGGTTACAATAGTCATTTAGTTAGAACAGGTAATATTCAAGAAGATAAGTCATTAATACATGCAATATTAATAGCATATTCGAAAGATTATTTCTTAATGAATAATAAAGAAAAAAAAGACTATTATACAAAATTTATTCAAAATATAATTGATATGCAAACTTATGAAGAAAAAAATGAAAACTATACTAGATATAAAGAACAAATAATTAAATTTGTAGAATGTATATATGATGAAAATCAAGATGAATTAAAGAGTAAAAATTTTAAAAGTATTTTCAAGGAAATAAGTAAGAATCCTGTTTATGAATTAATACCCGAAATAATCTTAAAAGAAGATATTTTAAATATTTTAAACTCAAATTCAGAGATTGATTTTTCTAAATATAAAGATGAAGTAAAACATAGTATTAAAAATTATTTAGAATCAGTTGATGTCTTAAATCAAGTTAGCGACAATAAAAAAGTTGAACTTATTAAAAAAAATATCAAGCACATTATAAGTATAATTATTGATGATATCAAAACACACGAATATAATAGTTATAAGAATAGTATATTATCTCAAGATGATTTTAAACTTATAAATACTATCATGGATAAAATAAAAACAAATATTTATGTAATAGACTCTAAGAATAAACTACCTATTAATTTTAATAAATTGGAGAATAACAAAAATCATAAGTCAATAATACTTATAAAGTTAGATAATACGTATGAAACGATTGGATTACTTTTACCAAAAAATAAAATTCAAAGAGAATTTGATAGCGATAATTTTTTAGTACAAAGAATTAATACCTTTTTATTTGAACCACATAAAGTAGTATCAACTTATCCTGATTTACTTCACTATTTAGAACCTAATTCTAAACGTTTGAAAAATAAAAAAAATATTTTAACTGAAAGTGATAGCGAAAGCGAAAATGAAAATAGCGATTCTGATATTTAAAAAATAAAAAATATAAAATATTTTATATTATAAATTAAAATGGAACCAATCAAAAAAGAATATATATTTGCATTTTACGGACTATTAACTATCGTGCTATCAGCTTTAGGTTATTTTATTTCATCAACTAACCAAGTTGGATATGGATTTACGGGTGGATTAATAGGAATTTTAATATCAATTTTATTATGGATTAAGATAGGTAGACGTGTTTCTTATTAAATTTTTTAACTTTAAAATAAACTTAAAAAATAAACTTAAGGCGATTTTTGTTTTCTTCTTTTGGTAGTTTTTGTATCTTTATCAAGTGTATTTAAATAATAAGAACTATAACTTGTTTTCTTAGAATATTTATCCCATATATCACTTGGAACATCATTCTTAGATATTGTACTTCTAACTATATCGATTTTTTTTAAAGAATAAGAATCCGATTTAAGAATATCTTTTTCTTTTTGAGACATAATTTTTTCAGCAACCTTTTTATATTTTTCACATTTCTGTTCTAAAAGAGTTATTTCTTGCTTAGTTTTATACCAGTTACTTAATAGGTCATCTATATCAATATCCATTATTTTATATTTAAATAAATTTAAATTTTAAATAAATTTAAATAATATAAATAATGACAAAGCTAACATTATCTCAGCTTAAAGAGAAAATTGCTAGAAATCCTTTAAATACAAAAGTTAAATCCGATATCGATATTAAAGAAAAAATATTTTGTGATTATGAGATTGCTAACTATCAAAATTTACCTGACGAGTTTAGTGGTAAAGAAGTATGGAAAGGATTATTGACACCTGTTTATGACCAAAAGAGTTGTGGTTCTTGTTGGGCATTTGCTTCTGTAGGTGTTTTAGCTGATAAAATTAATATTCATACACAAGGTAAAATGTATGTAGAACTATCTCCAACACCATTACTTATTTGTTCTTCCAATTTTGAAAATTTAGATATAAGCAAAATAGTTGAAGATGTTACTATTACAGACCAATCACGAAGTGTTAAAACATTCGAAGAGACAATTAAAAGTATAAACACTTCAAGTTGTTATGGTAATACTATATACAATGCATGTTTATTCTTATACATATATGGTACATTTGAAACAACTTGTGTTCCTTATGACAAAAGTTTAGGACAACTAAATGAGTTTAATAAAATATCTGACTTTTCTGTTCCAACCAATTTACCTTTTTGTACTTATGTCACAGGTCCTTTATACGATATGTGTTCCGATTATTTTATATCTAGTAAAACGGGTGTTGAAAATGGTACTCCAGCAAAAGCATTTAGAATTTATGATATACATAACATAACAGGTATGAAAAGCGACGGAGAAAGAAAAATAAGAAATCAAATATATAAATGGGGTCCTGTAATTGCAGCTATGGTAATATACGAAGATTTTTATACCTTTGACCCAAAGACAGAAATATATGAATGGAATGGAGTCGGAGAACAAGTTGGAGGTCATGCGGTTGAAATTACTGGATGGGGAATACAAAATGGAAAACCTTATTGGGAAATAAAAAATACATGGGGGCCAGAATGGGGAATTGACGGATATTTTAGAATGATTAGAGGTAAAAATAATTGTGATATAGAATATAATGTATTTGATGTTATTCCTGACCTTTTCTATCCTTACAAAGAACAAATATTCAACTTTAAATCATGTATCTCAGAAGAATTTAAAAATATAAGAAAAATAATTGATTTAAATATAAATGCTTCAGCAGGAGGTATAGATCCTGAAACCGGATATTCTAGAAGAGCAATGAACGTCTTTAATAATTTTGATTTTACAAACAAAAATAAAATAGATCCAGCAATATTTAACGAAAATTTTATAGCTGGAAAAATAAGTCTACCCAAACAATCTTCTTTTAAAATAAAAAAATCTTACTATATTATATTTTTAGCTATAATTATAGGTTTTATTTTTCTTATTAAATTTTAAATTGAATTATCACTTTAAAATTAAAAATAGTTTTTAAATGCTTAAAATAGGTGTTATTTTTCTTTTTTCTTTCTCTTTAATATAAAATTTATAATGCATATTTAATACTACAAGTAAATACTCCAATATAAGTATTATATACAAAGATACTTTAATAAAATCAGATTCTATACCTGTACAATCTCTTAATACTACAATAGTACCTAATACTACCATTAAAAAATTAAAAATTTGAAACAATATTAACACAATATCCAAAAAATAGTAGATTATATACTTATTCGTGGGTAACAACATAATATGTAAAAAAATAAGAAATGAAAGGTCTAATGTACTTTTAACAAAAAGCCAATCATTTAAAGGTAATATATACTTATGACATGATTCTTCGCTATTATAACATATACCTATATATATTTCATAAATTGGTAGTACAATCATAGTACTATAAGAAATAAAAAATATAAAATCGTATAAGGTCATATAACATGGGTATTTTTCATAGTAGTAATAATATGTATTTCTATCTTCAATTACACTCATTATAAATATTAATGTGAATCCCTAAATATAAAATCAATTTTTTTATTTCTTCTTTCTATTTTCTTTGTGACAATTTTTACATTTATTGTCTTTTCCATCTTTATTTGAAGAAGAATTCCAAAAAAATGTAATATCAAGCTCATTAAGACATGCATTACATTTTTTTGTATCCGAAACTTGAGTTTTAGCTTCTAATCTTCTTGCTTTTGCATTTTCACTACAACATTTTTTACAATAACTCATTTTTCCATCGGAAGAGTCTTTTTTATTTCCAAACTTAGATATATCTAGAAACTTATTACACATTAAACAAGTTTTATTTGATACATTTAATACTTCAACATTTTCTCTTTTAATTACTCTATCTTTATACATCGCATTAGTACAATCTTTACATTCGGACGTTTTCCCATCCGAAGAACCTGCTCTATTGTAAAACTCTGAAATATCTTTTATTGAAGAGCATTTTGTACATTTTTTTTCTTCTAGATCAAATTTATCTTTATTTTTTAATTTATAATATTTTTCTCTAGCGCATTTTTTACAATATGTTTCCAATCCGTCTTTTTTATAAGGATTTTTTGAAAAATTATCTAAAGTAAAATTATTTTTACATTTTGAACATGATTTTGTAGCTTCTTCAACTTCTTCTTCAACTTCATCTTCCTCATCATTAACTTTGTCATTTTCAAGTTCATCTTCCTCATCATTAACTTTGTCATTTTCAAGTTCATCAACTTCTATTTTGTTATTTTCTTCTAATAAATAATCTTTTACATCGACATCATTTTCATATTTTTTATCCTTATTTTCAAAAAATAAAATTATATCATCTAATTCATCTATAATTTTTTGTTTATTATCTGTTTGAAACCATTCTTTTGAGTTATATAATCTAAATTTTCTTAATACATGATGCATTACACCTTCTATAAATTTTGCATCTTTCACATATCTTTTATAGAAAACTATAGGTTCAAATGGTACTTCTGTATGATAGTCTGAAACTCTTTTTTTTAAGTCAGAACTATATCCTATTTTATATTTATTGGGTATTTCCTCAAAACCTAGAATATATACACATAATCCTTTCGTAAATTTATTATCAATATCTAATCTTCTATCTAAGATACAATTATATTTAGCTTTAAGATTTTTTCTTATAAGTGTCTCTTCTTTTAGAAGATTATTTGTTTGTATTAATTTTTCTTCTGTAGAAGTTAATTGTAACTTTAATTCATTTGATTCTTCATTTATAGTTTCTTGTAATAATTCTTCCAATTTAATATAATAATCATGTACCTCATCTGCTTTTTTTGTTCCTGCTTTCAAACAAAACTTTTTGAAGGTATTAATGTTTAATGTAATAGTTTCTTTATTTAGTCCGGCACCACCGAAATTTTTAACCTGATTATCGCCTTCTAAAGCTGCTCCGCCGATCTCCGCAGCAGCTTTTTTAACTTTAAAATCAATATCTTTAGTAAAAAATTTTTCTAGTACTCTTTTACCATCACTTTTTCTTGTATATCCTAACCATTTCCATACATTATCAAAGTCAATCACAAAATCAATCTTTTTGTCGTAATTTAAAAAGCAGTAAAAGCTAGCCACAAACAGCTGCTGTTGATTATCATTAAAATTTTCCTTTATTTTAATTAAAAATTTGTTTTCATAGTCCTTTGTAAGGCGAGTAATAGAATTTTTTTCTATAAGGTGTGCGATGTTTAAATTT